AAACCTCAACAGTCTCAACAAAAATAATATGAAACAATTTTTAATAAGATTATTATTCCGTTTATTGGATAGAGACGTCACACGTGTAGATAATGTGAAGATCGAGCAGTGGTTAGCTCAGACAGCACAAGATTTAAGATTCATAGAATATGTCCAGCATAGAGACCTTCATCTATTGAAGACACTAGGTTCTGGTCTCAGCAAAGAGGATATGGTGATAACCACTGCTAAAAGATTTGAATTATTGGCTTTCTTTAATAGCGCGATGAGGGCTAAGGATAAGCTTGAAAAAGAGAAAGCATCAAAATTAAAAAAGGTCGAGAGTATTAAAAACAAAAAGAAATAATATGTTTGATGAAAAGTATTACCAAGAGAAAATAGACAAACTTCAAAATAAGCTTGTAAAAGAGAAAGACAGGGTGTTGAACGAATTGATTGCTTTGACAGGAGCATTCCTTGATCGTCAAAGAGAAATCCAAGAGGATTTCAAAGAGATTTCTTTAAGGATAGCCAAAGCGAAAGAAGAGGATAAGGCTGTGGAGAAAACTGCGAAGAAACCTGTGGAGAAAGCTCCAAAGAAAAAGGGATAACTGTACCTTATATTAAAAGGTGGAACTCTTGTTAGAGAGGCTTTTTGGCCGTTAAATTCTTTTTCTGCTCCACCTTTTTGGGGTTTAACGGCTAGAAAACCTCTTTAGCGAGGTAAAGGTCGGTCATCTTGGCGTGAGCTGCCAAGTTCAAATAATTAAGCTATAAAACCATGACTGATGAAAAAACTGACTTAAAAAAAGAGACTGATAAAAGCTCTTCTGATACTGGTCAATCAGGTTCAAGCTCTGAATTAAATTATGAAGAGTTTGATGATGAAACTTTTATTGTTCCTAAGTCTGAACTAAAAAAACTATTTGATGACAAGGAAAACTATAAGAAGGGTTTGCTTGCTTACAAGGATAAAGATAAAGCTGATAAGGTTGAAAAGAAAGAAGCGCCTGCTAAGGAGACAACTGAAAAAGTTGAAGGTGATTTTGTCACTAAAGATGAATTCAGAAAAGCCTTAGAGAAGGACGCTATTAAGAAAGTTGCTGAAGGACATCCTGAAATAGTTGATAGTTGGGATAAGATTGTAGAATTTTATTCTCCACGATCTGGAAGGGACTCTGTTGATGCCATTGCTTCTGACTTAGAAGATGCTTTCTTCATATGGGAAAGAAAGACTGGTGGCAAAAAAGAGACCGAAGACAAGAAAGCTAAGGCAGATCTTGCTTCTGATTCCAGCGGTGTTGAAAAAGGTTCTGGATCTAAGGGAACTGAGAAAGAACGAAAAAGAGTTCTTCCTAAGCGGACTCCGGTTACCGAATGGTATAAAGATCCGAATAAGAAGGACGAATAAAGGTCTTTAATAAAAAACCAAATTACCCAGAAAAATGATTACACCACTTAGAAAAGGATCTGGTAAAACTACTACGTTGTTAACTGCTGCTGACACAACTATCACTAAATATGATATCTTGGTTTATGCGAGCGGTTACGTACAAAGAGCTACAAACACCGTGATTGAAGGTAGATTTATGGCTTTAGAGGATAAAGTCACTGCTGCTGGAGATCACGAGGATCTTTTAGTTCTTTATCTTGGCGGAGTGGAATGTGAAGCTGACACTACTGACAATATGGCCCAAAGCTATCTTGGCACTTATGTTGACCTAACAGACCATGACACCATCGATCCAGATTCCGGGAGTTACGATTGTTTTTATATTACTGAAATGATTGGAGCGACTACAGACAAGAAATGTAGGGGTTATTTTGTTCAACAAGTTTCTGTATAAAACATGATTACATCAAAAGATTTTCCATCATTGACGGACGATTTACAGGAGATTTTTGACGAAGTAGCTGCTCGTAAGGTTAGTGAGAACGTTGGTTTCAGAGTCTTTAATGTCTTTGATACTAATAGACTCTCTTACGACTACTTGATTCTTCATGGATTAGAGGGCATTAAAAAGGTTGCTGAAGGAGCAGATTTACCTGCTATAACTGGCGAAGAGGGCGATACAGCCACTTGGACTCAGTCATATTACGGTGGAATTGTTCCCGTAACCAAGAAAATGAGGAAGTTTGATCTTTATGATCAAATTACTAATAGAGTAAAATCTATTACCGAAGATGCTTTCGATAAAATTGATCAGAGTTTAGCAGATGTGCTTATTCAAGGGACTAGTGCCACTTATACTGATCCCTATGGTGAAACTATAACTAATGCCTGTCCTGACGGAGAAGTATTATTTTATGCTACACATAGCACACCTCTGAACGCTAACACTTTTACGAATATCATGAATGACGGGACTAATGACAATCCATCTCTTTCAAGAGACGCGATTGTACAGATGAGGGCAACAGGATTGAAACATGCTGATCCTAATGGAATTATAAGACCTGTCAGTTATGACACTCTTATAGTCGGCCCAGATCTTGAAGATTTAGCAGAAAGACTTATCTATTCTGAATATCTTCCAGGTTCTGCAAACAATGATAGGAATCCATTAAAGGGCAAAATCAAGAATTTGATCGTGTGGCCAAGATTGGCTACTGCATCAGATTCTACTGACGGATCTGCTTATTGGTATCTTGCTGACTCAACCGGAGTCAAAGAGACACTGAAATGCTTATTCTCAGAAAGACCAAGCCTGGACGCTCCTGAACAAGTGTATCAAAACAAGAATTGGGAATATTCACTCGATTTTTTCTACACTATCGGTAGAGGATTTCCTGCATACATTGCTTTCAGCGATGGTACTGACGCCTAATTCGTCTCTTCCTTGTAGAGAGATTACATCCTAGTTGGGTAGCCCCTTCGGGGGCTGCCTGATAGGAGACAAAAAGGTCATCAATTATAAGCACTAAATAAAATTGTGAAAACTACAGTTAATTGGTCAAAACTTTTTATAGAGAATCGAGTCAAAGCTATTGGAGTCCCTTGGACTAAGGAGGATCGTGTTGCTCTTAAGAGTGGCATTTCTCCAGAAGATATAAGGGCTGGCATTTTGACTAAGAAAGAAGTAGAGAAAGCTGATGAGAAAGATAGTAAGTCAAAAAAAGCAAACATCTTTAGAATGACTAAAGTTGAATTAGTAAAAGAAGCAAAGGCTAAAGGCATCAAATTTGATATTGATAGTACGCCTAGGTCTGCTTTAATTGCGGAGCTTTCAAAGAAGAAATCTGATAAATAAAGGTTGGTGAGAAAACACTAAACCCTAAATAGCCCTGTTTTTATACGCCAAGGTAGGGAATAAAGGTATGCGTAATGAATTACTCAGATTACAAAAACATAACTCAACAAAGTCTGAGCGGAGAATTGCTGAGATTCTTAAAAAGAATCACATTAAATTCAAAGCTAAGGTTAGACTAGGTAAATATGAAGTTGATTTCCTTATAGGAAAAATGGCTTTAGAGGTTGATGGAAGCATTCATCAACATCAATCTATTGCGAAGAACATATATTTATCTGATCTAGGTTATGTCCCTGTGCATATTCGTACAGGAAAGTATGATGAGGAATTTGGAAAAGAAATAATTAATTTGATAAAGATAAATGAGTGATACAGATACTTTTCTTAAGTCATCCTTTGGATGGCTTGAATTAAAAAGCTATAGCGCTGATCCTACTGATACTGAAAGTCTAAGACGAGGACTATGTTTCGTTGACACTGTCTTAAAGAAATGGAATGGCACTAATTGGGTTGCTATTACCGGTGGTGGTGGAACTTCAAGTTGGGATGAACTCTACGACAACGACAAGACATTAACCATCGATAACACAACTCTTACCTACGCGGTAACTGCTGATGTTGATGGTTTGACTATTACTGGTTCTGCTACTGTTGATTCTGGAGCACTTCTTCAATTTACAAGTGGAGGAGACGCTAAGGATATTCAGGGAACTTCTGATAGTTGGTCAATCACAAAAGCAGGAATATTAGCTTGTACTGGAGTTACAATGGGAGATTCCGAAAGCATTGTTTTCGGTGATGGTTCTGATGCTTCTATTGATTGGGACAATGCAACAAGTTTGTTAGATGTTGCTGGAGATGTTAATTTTGAGGGAGCTGTTAATTTTACAGATGACCTTACTGTTGCTGCTTCTAAATCTCTGACTCTTACTGGAGCTGCTGGAACTGATTACTTGATTCTGACTGCTGGAGATTTCTTGATGAGCGAGGGTTCTATAACTCTGACTGACGATGACAATGCTGCTAGTCTTTCTGTCACTAATGATGGAGCAACAACTGTCGGCAATGCTGCTGACGCTGGTGTTGTAAATCTTACTTGTGACACTTTGACATCTGGCACACTTCTTAATTTAAGTGTTACAGAGGGAACTCTATCAGGTGGTAACTATATTAAATGTTGGGACGAGACTGCAGGATCTGCAGTGTTTACAGTTGGAGAAAGCGGATTGGTTTCAATCGCTGGAGATGCAGCTGGTACTGATGTTTTAGTTATCTCTGCAGGAGATATTCTGTTAGATGATTCAGATTCAAACATTATCGAATCAGAAAATGGTGTTCTTGATTTATTGCTTTTAGACAATAAGTTGGGAGCAGTTGGTGCAGGTAAGGCTGTTTTGAAGGTAGATGCTGGTGGAGTTGTAAACGCTGCTGGATATGGCATTTATGCCTCATTCACTGGTGCTGCTGCTGCTGGTTCTACTGTTGTAGGAGTTGTTCCTATCGCAGGTTCACTTGGAGTCAAGATTAATGCAGGTGGATTAGCCACTAGAGAAGCATTATGGATTGACGCTGATCCTACCGCTTACGATGTAGCCCTTATTCATTCTGACGCTGTAATAGCTGCTGATAAAGCATTGTTATCCTTAACTTCTGCTGGAGCAATCGCTGCTGGTGGAAATGTGTTAAGGGTTGACGTAACAGGTACGCCTGGAGCTGGAGCAGTATATACGGAATTTGATTTTGCTGGAATAACTGATACGAATGAGAACGTTGGTGTTTTGATTGATGCTACCTCTAAAAAGGTTCAAGCATTAAAGATTAACGCTGCGCCTCTTGCTGGCTCAAGTGTTCTTGTAACATCTAATGGAGTATTAGCTGCAGATAAGGCTACGGCTGAATTTGTTTCTAATGTTGCTGCTTGTAATGCTGATAGTGCTGTTGTAAGGATAGAACAAACTGCTACAGATGGTGTAGCAACTTGTATGGCCCTTAAACAGGATGATGTAGACAAACCATTTGTTACTTTTGAATCTACTATTGGTGATTCTAATTGCCTTGTAGCAAAGGGAGCATTTACTCCTACGGTAACCCATTTCATTATGGTTGACATAGAAGGAGTTGGTGAAAGATACATTGAAGTTAATACGATTGCGTAAAGATTGAATTTTTTCTCAGTCCTTTGTCTTGTAGCAGAGGGCTGAATAAAGAATTTAATATTAAAGGTCGCCTAAATTAGTAAATAATAATATAATCATGTCAATCATAACCACACATAAAACATACACACAAGGTATTGTTAAGGCGCACACATTACTTAGCGAAGTAACAGAGGACACAACTTCTGATTCTGTCTGGGTTGCTGGTGCTAAAGGCATCATGATCGTTTTCACGGAAGGTGGAACTGTTCTTAATAGAAGTGGAGTTCTTACTGTTAATTTGTCCAACGATGACGATAATTTTTA